CTCATCCTCTTCGCCGTCCGAGGGCAGGCGCCTGCAGCGCGGCACGACCTGATCTCGAGGTTCGACGCCGTGAACTCCGGGCACTCCCGTAAGCCCGATGCCCTGCGCTGCATCGTACTGGTGACGATGCCCGCCGACGCGTTCTGGGTGACCTCGTGGCCGTTCGCGCAGTACGTCAAACACCGCTGGCCCGGCGCGTGGGTCTGCTCCGCGTTCCGCCGAGAGCGAGTGGACGGGCCGTCTGCATCGGACATGATCCGGGCAGCTGTCGCGGCTACCCGGTGGAAGTGGCCCGACGTCCCGCCGCTGGGAATGGTTACCTTTCTGGATCGACGCCACGTCCGTCCGGTGATGCGGCGCGGCGTTCCGACGTACGGCAGGACGTGGTTGCTCGCTGGCTTCGAGCCGGACGGGGAGACACAGGGCGGACTGCTGGCGTTCCGCCTACCCCCCGACGCCATGCCGGTACCCGAGCTGCCGCGCGGCGCCCACTCCGAGAAGCCGCCCGACCTCCACCGCGCCCTCGAGCGCCTCTGCCGCGGTCCCCGCCTCGAGCTCTTCGCTCGAGCTGCTCGGCCGGGCTGGACGGCGTGGGGGAACGAAGCACCCGGCACGACGAAGGAGGGGTGATGGCTGGCGAGCTCCCGTGGTTCCCGATCTACGCCCAGGAGACGCTCTCCGACGAGCGCTTCCAAAGCTGGACATGCGAGGAGAAAGGAGCCTGGTTCCACCTCCTGCTCATGTGCTGGCGAGAGGGGTCGATCCCCTCGTCGACCGAGGCGACCCGCCGCATGTTGCACCTCGACGGCGCGGACATGCAGCGGGTCTGGGCGGCCATCGGAGACCGCTTCATCCCCGGGGAGGGTGCGGACCGACTCGTCTCGCGGCGGATGGAGTCCGAGCGTGACCGAGCCCAAGAGGTGCGCAAGAAGTTGGCCGCAGCCGGGGCAAAAGGCGGGAAAGCACCGAGAAATCGGCACGATACGGAAGGAAGCCACACTCAAGCAACGCTTAAGCGTGGCTCAAGCGCCCGCGAAGCCTCGCTAAGCGAGCCACAGCCACAGCCACAGCCACAAACAGCAGCAGCTCTTAAGCAACCGGAGGACCCACTCGGACCCTTCCGACGCCTCCTCGCCGACGAACTCGCCATCCTTGGCGACAACCCCCTCCGCGTCGCCCGTCCCGAGCGCGCAGCCGCCTTCCGGATCCACGTCACCCGCCTCGGCTTGGAGTCCGCCGTCGAGCTCTGCGCCGACCACGCGCGCGTCTGCGGAACCGTCCCGAAGACGCTCGACTGGTTCCTCGACTTCCTCGCCGAGCAGCCCGACCCGCGCCCCTCCCGCGCCGCCGGCGAGAACCCGAAGCTCGGCGATCCCGACTTCAACGACCCCGCCGCCTGGCTCGACCAGCAGGCCTTCCTCGACCGCACCGATGGGAAGACCTGGGAAGAAGCCACCGGCCTGAAGCGCCCGGTCTACCGGCCGCCGCTCACGCCCGAGGAGAAGGCCGAGCTCGCGAAGAAGGGCGGCCAGTCGTGAGACTCGCGAACGTCGAGACCACCGTCGCCGAGCTCGAGCACCGTATCGTTGGCGCCATCCTCGCCCGCGGCGACGCGCTCTACGACCTCCCCGCCGGCTTCAGCTCGTCGCTCGTGCAGAACAGTCAGCTCCGCGCGGCGCTCCTCGGGATCGAGAAGCTCTCCCGCGCGAAGCGCCTACCCGCCGGTCCGGTCGACCATGGGCTCCTCATCGCGGAGGGCGGACTCTCCGATGCCGCCCGCTCGGTCCTCGTCACCGCCGAGCACATGGCCGACGACCTGGTCACGCGTGGCTCGAAGATCCGGGACTACGCGCAGGCCCTGCTCGAGCGCCACCGCCGGCAGAAGACCAAGGCGATGCTCGCCAGCGCCGTCGACGCCATGGACGGCGGCGCGTCGACCGAGGACATCGTCGCCAGCGTCACCGCGCAGCTGCTCGACATCGACCACCCCGAGCAGCCCGAGGTCATCTCGTACGAGGAGGCCGCGCTCCAGACCATCGACGCCGTCGAAGCCATCAAGCAGGGCAACTCGAAGCGCCTCACCACCGGCTTCGACCGCATCGACCGCATCCTGCGGATCCGGCCCGGCAACCTGGTCATCGTCGGCGCGCGCTCGAAGGTCGGCAAGACCACCTTCGCCCGCCAACTCGCCGACACCGTCGCGCTCCAGCGCCAGCACGTCGCCTTCCACTCGCTCGAGATGTCCGTTCCAGAAGTCGTCGCTCTCGACCTCTCGCGCGAGCTCAGCATCGACTCGACCGAGTTCTTCGACGACGTGAACAACTGGACGCCGGACCACTGGGAGGGGATCCAGCACGCCGTCGCTCGTCGCGTGCCCGAGGGCACCCACGGCTACCTGCACGCGAACCACTACCACCACAGCCTCGGCGCGATCCTCCGCATCTCCGAGAAGCTCCACCGCAAGCACGGCCTCTCGCTCGTCGTCGTCGACTATATCCAGCTCGTCCAGCTCGACCTCGGCAAGAACGCGAACCGCGAGCAGGTGGTCGCCACCATCAGCCGCGCGCTGAAGGCCTTCGCGCAGCGCACCGGCGTCCCCGTCCTCGCCCTCGCCCAGCTCAACCGGGAGTCAGCGAAGCGCGGAGAGAGACCCTGGAGGCCCACCCGGAAGAAGGCGAAGTCGAAGCAGGACCCGATGGCGCTCCCGGGCGTCGAAGCCCCGCCGCCCGAGCTCGAGCCGCCACCCGAGGACGAACCTGCACCGCCGCCGCAGCTGCACGACCTCCGCGAGTCCGGCGCGCTCGAGCAGGACGCGAACGCCGTCTGCTTCATCCACCACCCGTTCGACCTCGCGCTCAACCCGGAGAAGCGCGAGCACGGTCCCTTCAGCTTTATCATCGCGGCGCAGCGCCTCGGTCCGAAGGGCGTCGTGAAGCTCTACGCCGACCGCCGCTTCTCTCGCTTCGAGGAGATCGACTGATGGCCGACCGCTCCCCCACCTCCCGCTCCCTCGAGCTCCTCCGCGAGCGCGGCTACGAGCCCTGGGTCGTCGAGCAGAACGTCCGCGCCGGGAAACTGCACTTCAAGCGCGACCTGTACAACGCCTGGGACATCATCGGCGTCGGCAAGACCCCCTCGACCCGCGGCCAGCTCATCCTGGTCCAGACGACCGACGCCTCGAACGTCTCCAAGCGGCTCGACAAGATCGCCGAGAACGCCTTCGTCCCGCTCCTGCGCGAGGCGGGCATCCGGCTCCTGGTCCACGGCTGGATGAAACCCACGAAGACGATCCGGAGCTGGCGGCTCCGCGAGGAGGACGTGAGCTGATGACCTGCCGGTTCGAAGGCTGCCTGCGCGAGCCCGAGCGCAACGGTTGGTGCGCCGGGCACCGAAAGCAACTCCAGCGCGGACGCGCCCTGGCGCCCCTCGCCCCCCGCAACACCCGCGAACGCATCCGGCTCGAGCGCGAGAAGTTCGAGGCGGCCTGCCTGCGCCTGGAGGCCGCCCGTGAAGCGCTGAAGGACGAGCTCTCGAAGCGCACGTCGGCCTACTGCAACGCCGACTCCGACGACGACACCCAGTACCGCGCGGTGCTCAAGCGGCTCTGGGAAGCGGCCGACGACTACGCGCGGTTCCGCCTCGTCATCGATCCGTTCCTCCCGCTGAAGGATCGGCTTGTCCCCGCGGTGTCCCCGCTTCAGCGGAGGATGCCCCACAGGTGAGCAAACTCAACCCACGACACGATCGCTTCGCGCACACGTACGTGAAGAACGGCTGCAACGCCGGCGCCGCCTATCGCGCGTGCTACCCGAAGGCCAGCCAAGCGACCGCCGAGACCGAAGGACCTCAACTCCTCAGAAACCCTCGGATCGCTTCGCTCGTGGCGAAGCTCATGGGCTCACAGCTCGCGAAGATCGACGCCTCGGCCGAGAGCATCAAGCTCGAGCTCGCGCGGATAGCCAAGGCCGACATCGCGCAGGCCTTCGACAAGCGCGGCCGACTCCTGCCGCTGCAGAAGATCCCCGAGGACGTCCGCCGCGCCATCTCGAGCCTCGAGTACGACGCCAAGACCGGGAAGCCGAAGGTGCGCTTCTGGTCGAAGAACGAGGCGCTCGGGCTCCTCGCGAAGCACCACGGCCTGCTCCGCGAGATCCTCGAGGTGAAGGACGTCACCGAGACGCGCGACATCACCGACGAGGAGTGGGCGAAGCTCTCCACGCTCGAGCACGAGGTGCGCGGTGATTGAGCCCAGCGTGCTTTTCCCGCGTCGCCTCGCCTGGCGCGCGCTCCGGATGGTCCTCGAGCGCTTCGGCCTCGAGCAGATGGCGCTGAAGCTGAACCCTGACGACCCGACGCAGGCGCTCCCCGGCGCGGGTCCCGGCGAGATCGAGTTCGGCGAGGACTTCGGGCGCAACGGCTCGGGGCGCGTGCTCGCCGTCGTGATCCTGGATGGCGCGAAGGCCCGCGTCCTGGTCGAGCGGATCGAGCGGATCATTCGCGTGACCCACCGCCGCGGCTTCGTCCCGCGCGAGCTCGGCATCTGGCAGCGCCCCGGCGTGCACGACCTGGACGTCGAGCTCGACCTGTCCGAGGTCATCGAGGTCGAGGGCCAGCTCATGCGCACGGCGAAGCAGCGCGTCCTGCCGCCAGCGTCCCGGCCGCGCCGGCCGCCGACCGCGATCCGCGCCTTCGGGAGCAGCCGGTGAACGTCGACCGCGCACGCCTCTCCACGCTCTCGCGTGGGGTCCCGTGGGTGCCGCAGCCAGGTCCCCAGCTACAGGCGTTCCTATGCGAGGCGGACCAGCTGCTCTACGGCGGCGCCGCCGGCGGCGGGAAGACCGCTCTCGGCATCGGCCTCGCCGTCACCCGCCATCGGCGCACCCTATTCGTCCGGCGCGAGGCGACGCAGCTCATGCCTGTCGTGGATGAGATCGGCGCGCTGCTCGGCGGACGCGTCGGCCTCAACGGGCAGGACCGGATCTGGCGTCTCCCGCACGGCCGGCAGATCCAGTTCGGCGGCGTGCCCAACGCCGGCGACGAAGCGAAGTTTCAGGGGAACCCTCGCGACCTCCTGGTCTGCGACGAGGCCGCGAACCTGCTCGAGAGCCAGGTCCGGTTCCTCCTCGGCTGGCTCCGCACCACGGACCGGAAGCAGCGCGTGCGCGCCCTCCTGTGCTCCAACCCGCCGACCTCGGCCGAGGGCGAGTGGCTCGTCCGCTGGTTCGCGCCATGGCTCGATCCAGCCTTCCCGACGCCGGCGCTCCCGGGCGAGCTCCGGTGGGTCGCGATGGTCGACGGTGCAGAGCGCTGGGTCGACGGTCCCGAGCCCTTCAAGCACAAGGGCGAGACGATCTCGCCGATCTCGCGAACGTTCATCCCGAGCCGCGTCGCCGACAACCGCTTCCTCGCCGGCACGAACTACGTCCGGCAGCTGCAGGCGCTCCCCGAGCCGCTCCGCTCGCAGATGCTCCAGGGCGACTTCACCGCCGGCCGCTCGGACGACGAGTGGCAGGTCATCCCGAGCGCGTGGGTGAAGGCGGCCATGGACCGCTGGCACACCGCGCCGGCTGAGCTCGGTCCCGTCTCGAGCGTCGGCGTGGACCCATCGCGCGGCGGGGACGAGACCACGATCGCAGCGCGCCGCGGCTGGCGCTACGACGAGATCGCCACCGTGAAGCCCGACTCGTCCGGCGTCGTGACCGGCGGCGCGGCTGCGCTGCGAGCGATGGAGGTCGCCGGCGACGAGGCGCCGATCCACGTGGACGTGATCGGCATCGGCGCCTCTGTCATCGACCACCTGGACGGCCTCGTCGGCCGCCGCGTCGTGGGCGTGAACAACTCCGAGGGTTCCGACGGCACGGACATGAGCGGGAAACTCTCCTTCGTGAACCGGCGCGCCGAGACCTGGTGGCGCTTCCGCGAGGCGCTCTCGCCGGACCGCGCGCCGCGCGTGGCACTCCCGCCCGACCAGCGGCTCTACGCCGACCTCTGCGCGCCTCGGTACAGGCTCAGCGGGCGCGGCCTGATCATCGAGGAGAAGGCGGAGGTGAAGAAGCGCCTCGGCCGCTCTCCCGATCGCGGCGACGCCGTTGTCCTCGCCGCGATCCGCACCGTCGTCATCACCGACAACCAGACCGGAGAGCGCTCCGCCGTGCGCTCCTTCGGCTCCTCGAGGTAGCCCATGGACGAAGCGACCACGCAGACCACCCCGGCCGAGGAGGCGATCACCACGGAGCAGGCGACTGCCCTCGTCGGCAAGCACCTCCTGGTCGTCCTCGAGGACGTCATCCACGCGCACGAGGCAGTCGTACTCAACGCCGCGAAGAGCGAGATCCGGAAGGGCAACGCCCGCTTGGTCATCGCCGCGGCGCAGGGCTTCGGGCGGCCGCTCTACCACGTGGTGAAGGTCGCCGCGCGTCCCCGCATCCTTCGACCCGAGCGCTCCATCCACGTCGTGAGGGGGTGACCCATGGCCTGTGACATCCCGAAGCTGAAGCGCGAGTACGAGGTTCTTCGCGCTGACCGCCAGGCGAACGAGGAAGCGGTCTGGGACCAAATCGAGAAGTACATCATGCCGCTCACCGGCCAGGTGGCAGCCGCTCTCGATGGCGCCTCGCCGGCGTCGAAGACCGACCTGCAGCTCTGGGACCTCACCGCGCCACTCGCGGCCGAGCACCTGTCGAGCTCGCTGTACGGCGACATCACGCCGTCAGAAGAGTGGGTTGACTTCGAGTGGATGGACGGGGAGGTCGAGGCGGACCATGAGGCGGTGAAGCACCGGGAGAAGCTCGCCGCGATCGTCGGCTCCGAGCTCGAAGCGTCCGACTTCGGGATGGAGATGGCCTCGAGCTACCTCGAGTGGGCCGTCAAGGGGACCACCTGCCTCGTCACCGAGACCGCGAAGAAAGCGGCGGTGTACGACGGGCTCGACTTCACCGCGGTTCCGATCGGCGAGGTGCAGTTCCGGAACGACTCGAAGGGCGGCGTCGCCTGCTGGTTCCGCCACCTGTCGTGGACGCCGCACCAGATGCGCGACCACTGCCAGCGCGAAGGCTACCCGGTCCCGGAGCGCATCTCGCAGGCCTGCGAGAAACCCGAGTCGGCGGTCACGAAGGAGAGCGTCGTCTTCGCGATCTTCCGGCGCGACGAGATCGCCGAGGAGCTCGACGGTGAGGCGATCGCAGCGCGGCGCCCGTGGGGCGCGGTGCACTTCACGCTCGAGCGCGGTGAGAAGCTCGGCGAGGAGGACGGCTACTACCGGATGCCGGTGGTGATGGGTCGGTTCGGGAAGAAGCCGCAGTCGCAGTGGGGCTTCGGCCGGGGGCACATCGCGCTCCGGTCCGTGAAGTGGCTGAACGGCTTCAAGGAGCTGCAGCGGAACGCCGCCGAGAAGGCGGTCGACCCCGCGCACGGCATCTCCGAGCGGGTCTCTGGGCCGGTTGATCTCCGCCCCGGCAAGGGCACCGTAATGCCGGGGAAGGACGACTGGTGGCCGCTCGAGAGCGCGGCCCGGTTCGACGTCTCCGTCGACATCCTGCGCGACGAGCGGATGGAGATCCGCCGCTGCTTCCACGAGGACGACCTGCAGCTGAAGGAGTCCCCGCAGATGACGGCGACGGAGGTCGCGGCCAGGAAGGACCAGATGAACCGCGCGCTCGGGGCGCCGGTCGCGCGCCTGACGACCGAGGTGCTCTCCCCCGTCGTGATGATCGTCCTCGATCACCTCGCGCGTGCGAAGAAGCTGCCGGCGGCGCCGGAGATCGTGAAGAGGAAGAGGGCGCAGCTGAAGCTCGTGCTGCGCGGGCCGATCGCGCGCGCCCTCGCGATGGACAAGGTCGTCGCGATCGAGCGCGCCGCCGCGTTCATCGCGAACCTCGTGAAACTCGGCTTCCCGGAGGCGCGTCACCGACTCGACCTCGACGGGATGCTCGGCGCCTACCGGAAGCTTCTTGGCGCGCCGGCGGCGATGTTCCGGTCGGCGAGCGCGGCGAAGCGGCTCGAGGAGGAGGAGCGCGCCGCGATGGCCAGGGCGCAGGCGGCGGAGACGATGAAGAACGTCGGGCAGGGTATGGCCGCGGCGGCGAGCGCCGGCGTGCCGGTGGGCTCTCCGGGCATCGGTGAGCAGCCCGCTCTCCTGCCGTCCGGTGGGGTGCTCGGATGAGCGTCGACGAGCGCACCGTTGACCGGAGTACCGCCGTGCAGCTGCTCGCCACCGACGACGGCGCCGCGCTGCTCCGGCACCTCCGCCGCGTCTACCGGAGCGGCGCGCCGAGCGAGACCGAGCACCAGATGTTGAACCGGCTGGGGCGCCTCGACGCCCTGGCTGATCTCGAGCGCCTCCGCGAAGAGGCGAAAGGAAGCTGATGGCACTGCCCGATGACGTGACGAAGGACTGGCCCGCCGAGCTGAAGGGCGACCCCTCGCTGAAGGACGTGAACGACGTTGCCGCGCTGGCGAAGCGCTTCGTCGACACGAAGGCGCTCGTCGGATCGTCGATCCGCCCGCCCGGCCCCGACGCCTCCCCGGAGGCGCGCCTCGAGTTCGTGACGAAGCTCCGCGAGAAGGCGCCCGAGCTCGTGCTCATCCCGGACGGCGACGACGAGCCGGCCAAGCAGGCCCGCGAGGCGGCGTGGACCCGGATGGGCAGGCCGAAGGAGGCGAAGGAGTACTCGGCGCCAAAGGACGTCGAGCTCGCTCCGGAGCACCTCGAGGCGCTGCGCCAGGAGGCGCTCGAGGAGGGGCTCACGAAGGCCCAGTTCGGCGCCCGCGCGAAGCGGATCGCCGAGAGCCTCGCCGGAGTGGCCGAGCAGCAGAAGGGCGCCACGGCCGCGCTGAAGAAGGAGCTCGGGGCGGCGTTCGACGAGCGCACCGCCTCGGCGGCCGCGGTCGCCGCGAAGCTCGGCTTCCCCGAGACGCTCGTGGGCGCGCTGAAGAGCGGCGCGGTGGACGCCACCACGTTCAAGGCCTTCTCGGCGATCGCGAAGGGCTTCGGCGAGACGCGCCAGGTGGCCGATCAGAACGGCGGCGCCGGCGGCAAGCTCACGCCGGTCGAGGCGAAGGCGCAGCGGGACGAGATCATGTCGCGCCCCGAGTACTTCAACCCGAAGCCGGCCCAGCTCGGCGTGCACCGCACGCTCGTGGCCAAGGTGCGCGAGCTGAACGAGCTCATCGGGGCGTAACGGTCGCAGTCCCCGCGACCGGGTACTCGTCTTCCATGCGAGTGAAGCCCGGAGCGAACCTGGACCACGCCAGCGCGGAGCTCCTCCACGGCATCGCGGTCGTCGAGGAGGAGTTCCGGCGCGCTGGCCTCGAAGCCCGCATCACCAGCTGCTTCCGCCCGGGTCCCTGGGCGAAGACCCTCCTCCACGGGATCGAGCGCGACGCGAAGCGGACGGCTCGCCATGGCGTCTGCGACGCCTGCGACTTCGCGTATCCGCCGCCCGAGAAGGCGCCGGCCATCATCGCGGCGATCCGCGCGCGGCTCTCGAAGCCGGCCGGCTCCTTCGACGTCCTGGACGAAGGCACGCCGACGTACGCGGAGGGCGCCGGCGTCGGCTCGCAGTGGACCGGAGCTCACCTTCACATCGAGTGGGATCCCATCCCCGCCGGCGGGTAGCCGGACCAACAGGAGATCAAACATGAAGAGCCCCAAGACCACCATCCTCGGCGTCCTCGCCATCACCGGCGCTGCCGTCGCCTTCGCCACCGCGCTGCTCGACGGCAAGGCGGAGACGGTTCCCGATATCCTGGCGACGCTGTCGGCGATCTCGGCCGGGATCGGCCTCATCACGGCCAAGGACGCCAACGTCACCGGCGGCACGATCCCGTCCACGCCCGAGGCGGCGGCCCGCCTCCAGCAGTCCCCGTGACCACCGCGTGGCAGCGCTTCGTGTACGCGGTGGCCTACGCCATCGCGTGCGCGTGGCTGGACGCACAGGACGCTCGCCGCACGGCGATCGAGGAGATCCCCGATGACCAGGACCGCACGCGCGCTCTGCGCTTCCGCCGCGCTGTTGCTGACGAGCTGCGCCGGCAAGGGCGTGATCCCGGACCCGACCATCCCGCACCGGCTGGCCCGTGAGGCCGAGGTGGAGCTCTGGATGCGCCAGCCCGACGGGACGATGAAGCGCCAGAAGGCGCGCGCGCTGCCGGGCTGGTGGCTGGCTGGTCCGCCTGTCGTGGAAGCGGTGCCGTGATGGGCGACATGGAGCGGACCATCACCGGCGAGTTCCCGCTCCCCCTCTGCCCGAACGCGGGCTGCGCGCGCGCCTTCCACGACATCGAGCGTCGGCTCGACGTCGTCGAGAAGGACGACACCCAGGCCGAGATGTGGAAGGTCCTGCGAAAGATCGAGCAGGACCTCGAGCACATGAAGGGCCGTCTCGTCGGCTACCAATTCGCTGGGGCTCTCCTCGGCGCCATCGTCGGCGCGATGGCGGCCGCGCTCGTCGCGCTCGCGCTGAAGTAGAGCCCGCGGGGCGCGCTGTCCCCGCTCCCCCTTAGCCTCGTCTCGCATCATGGGTGGTGGGTCTCCCGGCCTCGCGCCGGCCCCGCAGAAGCCCAGGGCCTCGGGAGCGGGCGCACAGCTCCAAGCGCGGGCCCGGCACCTGTCCGGATTCCTCGTGGCGACCTGACCAATCGCCCGCGGACGCGGGCAGGAGAACCACATGGCCGTCGCAGACCTGAGCCCCATCTACCAGCGCGACTACGAGGCGAACCTCCGTTCGCTCTCGCAGCAGCGCGGCTCGAAGCTCCGGCAGTACTGCATCGAGCGCAACGCCCCCGACATGCACCTCTGGGACCGCATCGGGGCGCTCACCTCCGTCGCGCGCACCGCCGGCGGCGCCACCGCTGACACTGCGGTCGCGCTGACGCGGCGCCGCTCCAAGCCGAGCTCGTTCGAGGTCTCGAACCTCGTCGACCCGGACAACATCGCCCAGGCGACGCAGGACCCGCGGAGCGACATCCTCCGCGAGCACGCGAACGCCCACGGCCGGAAGTTCGACGACATCATCCTCACGGCCGCGCTCGGCTCGACCGAGGACGAGGCCGGCGCCCCGACCGTCTTCCCCGTCGGGCAGGGGCTCGGCGGCGTCGCCCAGGCGTTCGACTTCAACTTCATCACGTCGGTGAACGAGAAGTTCTGGGCGAACAACGTCCCGCAGGACGAGGAGAAGGTCTTCATCATCCGCCCGAACGGCGCGAAGAAGCTCCTCCAGCTCACCCAGGCGACGAGCACCGACTACGTGATGGCCCAGGCCCTCGCGTCCCGCGGCATCGTCGAGAACTGGCTCGGCTACACGTGGATCGTGAGCAACCTGCTCCCGAACGTCGCCGGCCTCCAGTACTACTACGTCGCGATGACCAAGCGGGCGATCGGCCTGCACATCACGAAGGACATCTGGACCCGGGTCACCGAGAGCTCCGAGAAGTCCTACGCGTGGCGCATCTACAGCGCCTTCGCCGCCGGCGCGACGCGCATCGAGGACGAGCACGTCGTCCGCGCGCACGTGCTCGAGTCGTAACCGCTGCCGAGGGCGAGGCGGCCTCCCTGCGCCGCTTCGCCCTCGGTCCTTCCGAGCAGGGACGGAGTCACCCCACATGGCGTTGAGAGTCGGAGCTACCGAGGCGGAGCGCGAGCAGGTCATCGCCGGGCTGAGGGCCGGCAAGTCCTACAAGGAGGCCACCGCGCCGCTGCGCGCCGTCGTCGAGGAGCAGTGGTTCAGCCGCAACGAGCGGCACCTCCTCGAGGTCGCCGAGCACGGCGAGCAGAAGGCGCCGCTCGTCGATCCGCCGAAGGACGACAAGAAGCCGAAGGACGACAAGAAGTAAGGAGACCCCGCCATGGCCACGATGATCCGCGTGAAGCTGGAAGCCCCCACGAGCGGCGCCACGGTCGACGCGGCGGCCGTCACCCTCGGCGTCTGCCTGACGGACGAGCTCGTGGTCATGGTGGGGGACACCGTCGCCCGGCAGCGGCTCGGCAGCGAGACCCGGGAGGCTCTCCTCCTCCTCGCCCGGAAGTCGCGGTCCGGGATCGTCGTCGCGGCCGGTAGCGTCCGGACCTTCCTCGGCGTGCCCGGCCTCACCGCCGACCAGATCGACGCGGCAGCCGCAACCGAGCTGAACGCGGTCGTCCCCACGGAGACCGAGGTCGGGCTCATCGTCGGCGCCAACGCGAGTTCCCTGCTCGACCGCTCCGAGCTGGTGCTCGCCGCGGTCCGCCGGGCGCTCGACGCCTTCGTCCCCACCTTCGGCGTCTGAGGCCAGCGTGGACGCCGTCGGGATCTGCAACCTCGCGCTCGGATGGCTCGGAGAGCGCGCCATTGTCGCCCTGGACGGGACGCTCGGCACGACCGAGGACCTGTGCGAGCGCATCTACCCGGAGGCGCTCCGTGCCGCGCTCGAGGCGCGCGCCTGGACGTTCGCGACCCAGCGGCTTCAGCTCGCGCCGGCGGAGGCGACCGGGCTCGCCGACTTCCCCTCGAGGTACCCGATCCCGGCGACAGTGATCCGCGTCCTCACCTGCGACGACGGCAGCGGGACGCAGGAGATCGAGTGGCGGCGGGAGGGCGCGTACGTTCTGACCGAGACCTCGCCGGTGACGCTCTACGCGAAGGCGCTCGTCCTCGTGGAGGACGCGGCGCTCTTCTCGCCCGGCTTCGGGCGCGTGGTGGCGGCGCGGGTCGCGGCCGACCTGGCCGGGCCGATCACGGAGAACGAGGAGCTCGCGACGGCCATGGAGCGGCGCTACCTCGCCGAGCTCGCGCAGGCGGCGACGCGGGACGGGCTGCAGGGGACGTCCGAGAAGGTCCGGTCTAGCGGGCTCGCCGCGAAGAGGTGGTGAGCCGTGGCCTACTCGCCGATCCAGACGTCGTTCGCGGGGGGCGAGCTGTCGCCGCGGCTGAGGGGCCGCGTCGACCTGGACGTGTACGGGAAGGGGCTCTCGTACAGCGAAAATTTCATGCACCTGCCGCACGGCCCGATCGTCGGCCGCAACGGCTTCGAGTGGATCGACGAGCTGAACGCGGACCTCGGCGCCACCCCGAAGATCATTCCGTTTCGTCTCGCCGGGCAGCAGGACGCCATCCTCGCGCTCGGTCACCTCGCGATGCGGATCTACAAGGCCGACGGCGGCCAGGTGCAGACGATGGGCGCCGAGCTGGTCCCGCCCGGTGGGTTTCCGCCGTGGGTCCGGATCGCTGGGAACGTCGACTACAACGCGACGGACAAGAGCTTCTACTTCCTGGGTGGTGGCGAGTCCATGCGACTCACCGTCAACACGCTGGAGGCGGGATCACACCGTTGGGCCCTCGACTCAAAGAATAACAGCGGAGGCTTCTCTTTCGGGTGGGAGACCAGGTTTGGAAGCACCCCGGGCGGCCAGGAGCTGGGACGAGTGACCGGCTGGATCGGTGGCGCGGAGTGGGGGGCGCAGACGCCGCGAACGATCGAGATCCCTGGCGCGATGACGGTCTACATCACCGTTACCTCCACCTCGCACTCGGTCACCGCGGGATGGCTACGGGCCATGTCCTTCCGCTCTTCGTTGTCGACCGTCGCCCTGCCGGCGCCGTGGACATCGGAGCAGGCGCACGAACTCCAGTATGCGTCGGAGACCGGCAGGGATCGCATGATCCTGGTGCACCCGAACGTCGAGCCACGCATCGTGACGTGCGTCGACGGAGACGCGACCTGGGACACCCAGACGCTCACGCAGGTGATGACCGCAGAAGCCACCCTCGCATCCAAGCCCGCAGAGTGGGCGGGCACCAACTGGCCGGGGGTCATCGAGATCGCCAACGGCCGCTCCTGGTGGTCGGGGACGCCCGCGGAGCGCAACAAGCTCTGGGCGTCGAAGTCCGGAAAGCCCTTCGACTTTCTCCAGGCCTCCCCGGTCATCGCGTCCGACGCCATCATCCAGACCCTCGCAACCAAGGGAGCGATCCGGTGGCTACGCGGCGCGATGCACATGCTCTGCGGTACGGAGGAGGGTGAGCATTCCATTGTCGCGTCCGGGGGCGTGCTCTGGCAGGGGGACATGGATGCCCGATCGGAGTCGGCATTCGGCGCGGCGGCTGAGCAGGCCGTCCACGTCGGGAACAAGGCACTCTTCGTCTCGGCCGACAGACGGAAGGTGCGCGCGCTCGGCTACGACCTCCAGACGAACGGTTGGGTGCAGGCCGACCTGACGTTCCCAGGGGAGCACCTCACGGCCGGTGGCATCGACGAGATCCACCACTGCCGCAACCCGCACGGCACGATCATCCTGCGCGTGGGGGACGGGTTCGTCGCCGCCACGTACGACGAGGCGTCGCAGACGCTCGCTTGGTACAGGATCACGACCGTCGGCGCGGTCCTCTCTGGCGGCGCCTCCAACGGCCCCGAGGGCTCGGCGCTCTGGATCGCGGTTCAGCGCGCGAATGGCGTCATGCTCGAGAGGATGTGGCTGTCGGACCGGGGCGATCCGGTCGCGCTCGACTCGCAGGTGATGAAGGGCGTGGAGGCAGACGGCAGGATCATCGGGCTCGATCACCTGGAGGGCGAGACGGTGACTGTGGTCATCGGGACCGTCGTCATCGCGGGCCTCGTGGTCGCGGCCGGCGCGGTGCAGCTCGACGTGGAGCACGCCGGCGGCGCCGCGACGATCGGCCTGCCGCTCCCGGCCATGAAGGCGGTGACGCTCCCGCCAGAGGTCGTGAGTCGACGCGGCAGCTCGGCCGGGTCGAAGAAGCGGTACGCGCAGATCGGCGTGCGCCTCAACCGCTCCGCGTTTCCTATCGTCAACGGGCATCGCGTCCCCGACCGGACGCCGGCGACGCCGATGGACGAGGGCGAGCCGCTCTTCACTGGCGACGTCCAGATCCGGAACCTCGGCTGGGAGGAGAACGGCGCGATCACCATCGAGCAGGACCTGCCGCTGCGCACGGAGATCCTCGCGATCTTCGGCGACCTGCAGGTGAACCAGACGTAGGAGGCGATCGTGGATCCGGGACTCATCAGTTTGGGGATTGGGGTCGCCAGCTCGGGCGCGCAGTGGTGGCTGCAGAAGAAGCAGGTCGCCGAGCAGAAGCGCGTCGCGCTCGAGGAGGAGCGCCGGACGCAGCTGCAGCGCCAGGCCGTGCTCGGCGGGGCGACGGCGCGCGGCGCCGCCTCCGGCTTCGAGTTCGAGTCGCAGGGGCTTCAGAAGTACCTCGGCGACATGGAGGCCGAGTTCTCCCGACAGCGCCAGTGGGCGCTCGACCAGGCCCGCCGCGGGGCGAAGCTCGGCAACCTCGCCGCCGGCATCGGCCTCGCGACCGGGATCGCCGGTTCCGCCAACGACTACATGAAGTCGAACAACTGGTTCCTGACGAAGGCGCTCGGGAGCCCAGCGTGAAGCTCCCCGCGATCGAGTACGGCTCCGTCCAGAACGCCGTCGCCCCGGCGCTCGGCCGCGTCTCTCAGGCCGTCGGCGGCCTGTCGGACACGGTCCGCGCGGGGCTCGACGCCTTCGGCCAGGAGTTGGTCCGGACGCAGTCCCAGAAGGCCGCGGCGGACCTCTCGGCGGGCCTCGCCGACCTCGAGGCGTCGATCGAGCGCACCCCCTACCTCACGACGCAGCAGGTCCGGGACGCGCTGGGGGACGACGTGGAGGGTCTCCCCTCCGAGGTGAAGAGCCAGATCACCCGCAAGGCGCTCGACATGCGCTCCGGCGAGATGGTCGACGTCGACCGGGACGACGTCCCCTCGTGGGCGGTCGCCGGCGCCATCTTCTCGAAGCGGTCGAAGGAGCTCGTGAAGCTCGCCTCGGGGGGGATGTCGGTCGGCGCCGGGTGGCAGGCCCGGTTCGAGGCCGGCGCCGCCGAGGACGTCCACGCTCGGCAGGTCCGGCTCGAGCAGGGGCAGTTCCGCGCCATGCTCGGCGACCAGCGGAAGACGCAGGCCGAGACGATCGAGAGCCACCTCCGGGCCGGGAACTGGGACGCCGCCCAGAACGTGATCACCACCTCGAAGGCCTTCGAGCCGGCCGAGAAGGAGCAGCTCGTCGGCGCGGTCGAGCTGGCGCAGCAGAAGCGGCCGCTCGAGGACCTGGTCCTGAAGGGCATCGAGTCGACGCGGGACGTCCTCGAGGCGGGGAAGCTCATCGCGGGGCTGGAGAGCGGCGACGGCTTCGCGCGGCTCGAGGAGAAGGACCGGATCGATTGGAAGCGCCGCCTCGAGGCGGAGGTGAAGGGCTTCGAGCAGGACCAGAAGGAGGCCGTGGCGAACCGCTTCAAGGAGGCGGACGAGACCGCGCGGAACGGGATCCTCGACGCCTACATCCAGGCGGCCGGGAAGCAGCTGCCGCGCTCGCTCATCCCGACCCCTGGCACCGTGTCGAGTTCGACGCTGCAGTGGGCGATTGGGCTCGTGGAGAGCACCCGGCCCGGACAGAAGGCCGTGGAGACCGACCTGAAGGCCTACGCCGAGCTGACCGGGCTGGCGACGACCAACCCGGAGCAATTCAAGAACGCCGACCTCGCTCCGTACTTCTCCCGGCTGTCCGTTCCCGACGCGCGGCACTTCATCGACCTGCAGCGGACGCTGAAGACCGAGGGACCGAACGGCGTGAAGTACACGAGCTTCTTCGGCCCGCAGGAGGAGACGAACACCCGGCTCGCCTTCCACGGTCTGCACGTGACCGGGAAGGACGCCGAGGACGACGCCGCGGCCGTGGGCTACGTCCAGCGCGAGGTGAACCGGGCGCTCTTCAACGCGACGCGCGCGAAGGCGGGGAAGGGCAGCTCCGCGCCGCTCACGCCCGCCGAGCAGACCGCGATCGTGACGCCGCTCGTCGACAAGCTCGTCAACGCGAAGGCGTGGAAGGCGGAGGCGAAGGGCTCCGGGATCCCGGTCGATTACTCCATGGCGGTGAAGGACAGCACGATGCGCCGCGGCAAGGGCGTCGCCGTCGACGAGCAGAAGGACACCTACGAGATATTCCAGGCCCGGCAGAATGACATCGCCATCGGATGGAACCGGAACGCGGGCACGCGCGCGCTCACCCCGGACGACGAGCTGCGGATCTTCGACATCGTCTGGACGAAGGGCGAGCAGATCCGGGAGGCACTCAAGACGGCCGGCAAGCCCGCGGGCTCGACGGCGATCACCGACATGGCGGTCCGCGCCTACCTGCGGGGCGTCCAGTGAGCGGCCCCTGGGACGAGCTCGCGGCCGAGGCACCGAGCTCCGAGGACCGGGAGCGGACGAGCGGAGTGTCGACCTCCCAGGCCCTGGTCGCCGCCCAGCCTTCGCCGGCCGCCCCCGCCGCGCCGAGCTGGGCCGAGCTCGCGAAGGACGCCCCGACGACGCAGGATCTGCTCGCCGACCCCGCCCGCGCGGCGCAGGTCGCGGATGACGTCCAGGGGCTCTCCTTCCTCGAGGCCGTCTTCCGCGGCTCTGGGAGCTTGCTCGCCGGCGGCATCGGCGAGGCCCTGTACCGGGGCAGGCTGAACGATGAGATCTCCGTCATCGGCTACCGGCAGGCGATCGGCGTCGCCACGCCGGAGGAGATCGCCAGGGCGGAGACGCTCGAGCTGCTCGCCGCGTCGGTGCCACGTCCGAAGACGGGGCTCGTCGCCCGGGGGCTGCGCGCGGCGGCCGAGTCGGCGCCGATGATGGTCGGGTCGGCCTGGGAGGGGGGTCCGCTCGCCATCGCCGGCGGCAGCATCGGGGCGATCGTCGGCGGAGTGGGCGGCGCCATCGCTAGCGGCGGGCCGGGCGTGGTGCCGGGCGCGATCGCCGGTGCGAAGTTCGGGGCGAGCGTGGGTGGCCGAGCCGGCATGACGGTCGCGACCGGGAAGCGCGAGATGGGCAGCGCCTTCCGGGAGTACAGCAGGATCCCGGGAGTGACCCCCGAGCAGGCCACCTTCGCGGCGGCCATCGTCGGCGCGGCGAACGGGATGCTCGAGGTGCTGCCGCTCGACATCGTCTTCCAGCTCCCCGCCCTGAAGACCCTCGTGAAGGGCGGCATCGCGAAGGACTTCTTCCGGTCGGCCCTCAAGTCCAATACCGGACGCGCGGCGGTCGCTCGCGCGGCGGCTCGCGTCGCCGGCGGCATGACGCTCGAGGGGCTCACCGAGGCGATGCAGGAGCTCAACACCATCCTCGGTGGCGAGCTCATCGACGAGAAGACCGGCGTCTCGATCGACTGGAACCGGGTCGGCGAGGCGGGGCTTGAGGGTGGGCTTGCCGGCGGCGTGTACGGGGCGCCTGGCGTGGCGGCCGGTCTCCGGTCCGACGTTACCGAGGCCAGCCACGCGCGCGAGCGGGCCCAGTTCTTCACTGCGCTGGGGGAGGCGGCCGCGGAGTCGAAGACCGTAGCCAACCTGCCGGACGTCGCCCGCGCCCACGTGGAGGCCATCCAGGCGCGCCAGGGGGGCGCCGTGGAGTCGGTCTCGGCGCCCGCCGAGCAGCTCCTGACCCTCTTCCAGGCGAACGACATCAGCCTCGAGCAGGTCGCCCGCCGGATGCCCGCGGTGGCGCGCCAGATCGAGGAGGCGGCGGGAAACCCGGCCGTCGAGATCACCATCCCGACGGCCGACTTCGCGGTCAACGTCGCCCCGCTGAAGGGTTACGAGGGGCTGGTGCCGGACCTGCGTGTCGGCGACGAGCTGACGCTCCGGGAGGCCGAGAAGGTCGAGAAGGAGGCGAAGCAACTCGCCGCCGCCACGGCCAAGGCCGACGCGAAGCCGGCCCCGGCGACCCCGGAGCAGCGGGTCCTTGCCGACGTCGCCTCGAAGCTCGAGGCGGCCGGGCAGGACGCGGAGACGGCGCGGCTGAACGCCGCGCTCTGGGCCGCCTTCAGCCGGACGATGGCGGCGCGGACCGGCAAGGGCGACGCCTTCTCGTTCTACGAGGGGCTCGGGCTGCAGGTGGAGCAGCAGGAGCTCGGGCCGCTGCAGGCGCCTGGCCTGGAAGTCACGCGCTCCTCGGAGCTCCTGACGAAGCACCTGGTCGGCCTCGACCGGCCCGGCAAGGAGTCGCTCTTCTTCACCGACCCGAACACGGGAGCGCTGAACCGGCGGGCCTTCGAGGCGCTCCCGGCGGACCCGGCGCGGCCGCTCGTAGCCCACATCTCCGTCGAGGGCACGAAGTGGGCCAACAAGAGCGGCCACGCGACGGGGAACCTGCTCTACCGGGCGGCGGCGAAGGCGCTCCGCGGGGCCGCGCCGCTCGTGGCGAAGGTCGGCGGCGACTTCGCGGTCCGGGTGAAGGACCAGGCGCAGCTGACGGCGATCCTCGAGAAGGCGCAGGCGGCCATGCCGGAGGGGATCGCGCTCACCGCCGAGCTCGGGCCCGACCTGGAGACGGCGGGCAAGACCCACGCCGGGACGAAGAAGGGGCTCGAGGGCGCCGGGAAGCGGGCGCTGCGCGGCGCGAAGCCCCTCGGCGCGAAGGTGGAGACCGCGGCCGAGATGGGGCTCTCCGCGGAGGAGCTGGCGCCGGCGGACGTGCCGGCCGAGATCCGCGCGCTCCTGCCGAACGACGAGGCCGCCTTCAAGGCCGCCTTCCTGGACGGGAACGGGGCGCTGACGGGGGAGGGGTTCTTCCTCCTGGAGAAGCTCGACAAGGCCGCGCACGTGGCCTCGATCGACCTGAACGGGCTCCGGGCCATCAACGAGAGGTTCGGCGAGGAGTTCGGGGACCAGATGCTGCGGGCGGTCTCGCGGCAGGCCGCGAAGGCCTATGGCGCCGAGTTCGACTTCGCGCACCTGAGCGGCGACGAGTACGCGGCGCGGTCCAACGATCCCAAGGCCTTGCAGGCGTTCGTTGACGACCTCGCCGAGCTGTGCGCTACTATCACACACGAAGACGACACGCCCGCCGCGGTCACCTTCGGATACGGAATCGGAGAGACCTATGACGCAGCGGACTCCCTCGTCGAAGGCGACAAGCTCCTCGGCCCCGAAGTCGAAGCTGCCGCCCGCGCATCCCGGCTTGAAGGTCGGCGGGGTGACGGTGCTCAAGGCCAACGAGCAGATCAGCCCCGACGAGTTCGGCGCCAGGGTTTCGCAGGCGGCCGAGCAGTTCTTCGAGAAGCAGCGCAAGTAGCCGGCCAGACCAGCCTCGAGCAGCCCCCGTCGCGCGAGGGCGCCGAGCCGCGCGGCCGCGTCACCTTCCCCGAGAGCCGAGAGTGGTTCCGGGTCACCCTCACCGGGTCGGCCAACCTCTCGACGTTCGTCCACGAGTCGGGCCACGTCTTCCTCGAGGTCCTCCGGCAGACCGCCGAGAAGGACCCCGGCCTGAAGGCCGACCTCGCCGCGATCCACCAGTGGCTGGGCGTCCCCCTCTCCGGCGAGTTCACCACCGACCAGCTCGAGCGGTTCGCCCGCGGCTTCGAGACCTACCTGCGCGAGGGGCGCGCGCCGGCGCCAGGGCTCGTCGAGGTCTTCGACTCGATGAAGGCGTGGCTCCTCCACGTGTACCGGACCCTCCGCGGCCTGGACGTCGAGCTGACCGACGAGGTCCGCGGCGTCATGGACCGGCTGCTCGCGACCGAGACGGAGATCGCCCAGGCGCGGCACAACGCCGGGCTCCTCCCGATCGCGTCGGCCGAGCTCGCCGGCATGAGCGAGGCGGAGTACGCGGCGTACCGGGAGAGGTTCGAGAAGGGGGCCGCGGCGGCCCAGGCGGAGGTGGAGCGCGATTCCCTGTCGGCGCTGACCCGGACGCTCGGCGAGGAGCGCGCGGCCGTCCGGACCGACATGGAGGAGCTCGCCACGCTGGAGCCGGTCTTCAACCTCCGCGAGTTCCTCCGGACGGGCGCTCGGCTCGACGGCGTCGAGGTCGACGAGGCGATCGCCGGCGCGAAGCTCGACCGGGCCTCGCTCGAGGGGCTCACCGACCCGAAGGGGATGCGCCGGCTCGCCCCGTTCGTCGCGGCCGAGGGCGGCTTCTCCGCGGACGACCTCGCGCCGTACTTCGGGTTCAAGGATGGCCACGAGCTCGTGCAGGCGCTCGTCACCACCCCGCGGCGCGAGGCGTGGGTGAAGGCCGAGACGGACCGCCGGATGGCCGAGCGCTACCCCGACAGCGTCATCGCCAACCTGGCGAAGCAGGCCGTCGCGGCCGTGCAGCAGAACGACGGCATCGTGCGCGCCCTCCGGGACGAGCTCGACGCCGTCGGCAGGCGCGTCGGCGCGGGCCCGGCGCGCTCGGCGATCGAGGTCCTGCGGCGTGCCGCGCGCGAGCGTGCGGTCCAGATGACCGACCTCGAGCTCCGCCCGGACAAGTACCGGCGCGCCGAGGCCGCGTCTGCGCGGGAGTTCCTCGAGCACCTGGCCGGGAAGCGCTACGCCGAGGCGCACGACGCGAAGCGGCGCCAGCTCTGGAACCACTTCATGGCGGCCGAGACCGCGAAGGCGAAGAAGGAGGGCGAGCGGATCCGCTCCTACCTCCGCGGCCTCGAGGACGTCGGCACCCTGCGCCGGATCGGCAAGGCCGGGCAGCGCTACGTGGAGGCGATCCGCGCGCTCATCGACGGCATCCAGCTCCGCAAGGAGAGCGGGAAGGCGGTCCGCAAGCGCGCCTCGCTCGCCCGGTACGTCGCCGAGATGGAGGCCGAGGGCGACACCATCTCGCCGGCACTGAAGGAACTCGGCGAGCTGAAGTCCTGGCGGTCGATGACGATCGAGGAGCTGCAGGGCGTCGAGGCCGCGGCCGCGAACATCGAGGCGATGGCCCGGCTGAAGGGGAAGCTCCTCCTCGGCGGCGAGAAGCGGGACCTTGCGCGGACGGCGGCGGAGCTCTCCGGGCACGTCCGGACCAACCTCGGAACGGAGTCGAAGCCGACCCCCGGGGACCTCGGGAAGCTCGAGAAGGCGCGGGAGTGGCTCCGGTCGGCCGACGCCGACATGAAGAAGGTCGAGTTCATCTGCCGCATCCTGGACGGAGGGAAGACGGCCGGCCTCGCCCACTCGCTCATCTTCCAGCCGCTGCGCGACGCGCAGAACGCCCGGAACGCGATGAACGAGCAGGTCCACGGCGCGCTGATGAAGCCCTTCCAGGAGCTCACGCTCGCGCGCCGGAAGCGGTACGCGGAGAAGGTCGGCTTCCTGTACTCGCCGAAGGCCGGGAAGATGGTGACGCTCACCCGGCGGAACCTCCTGGCCATCCTCCTCAACCTGGGCAACGCGGGGAACGCCGAGCGGCTCCTCGCCGGCTACGGCTGGACGCGGGAGGCGGTCCTCGCCCGGCTCGACCAGTTCCTGGACGACGGCGACCTCGCGATCGTCGAGCACATCTGGAAGACGGTCGACTCACTCTGGCCGGCCATGAAGGGGCTCTCCGAGCGCCACGTCGGCCTGCCGCCCCCGCGCGTGGAGGCGACCCCCTTCCAGCTCCCCGGCGGCCGGAAGCTCTCCGGCGGCTACTACCCGATCGTGAAGTCGCGCCGGATGAGCTACCTCGGCCAGCAGCTCGCCGAGCGGGAGGCCGCGCTCTGGGAGGCGAACTTCTTCGCGCCCGTCGTCGAGCACGGCTTCACGAGGAGCCGCGGGAAGGACCTGAGCCCGCTCGAGCTGAGCCTCGACGTCGTCCCGGCGCACCTCGACAAGGTCATCCACTACCTGACCCACTACGAAGCGATCCGGGGCGTCGACCGGCTCCTGCAGCAGGGGGACGTCCGGGAGGCGATCACGGAGGGGCTCGGGCGCGAGTACTTCAACGGCTTCCGGCCCTGGCTGGAGAACATCGCCTCGGACGGGAACCTCGCGGAGCCGCTCGTTTGGTACGAGCGCGTCTTCCGGCACCTCCGCTTCGGGTCGTCCGTGGTCCTCCTCTTTGGCAAGCTCCCGACGGGCGTGAAGCAGGCGCTCGGGCTCTTCACCTCCGGCAAAGAGGTGCAGAGGCGGCACATGGTCTCCGGCCTGCGGAAGTTCCTGCGCGAGGGGTGGGCCGAGGTCCGGGAGCAGAGCCCGGAGTTCAAGTTCATCGACAAGCAGCTCGACCGCGATGCGCGTGAGCTCTTCACCGCGCTCGAGTCGAGCTTCACCGAGCTCGGTGGGCTGAAGCGGAAGGTGATCGAGTTCGGCGCGATGCCGATCATGCTCGTCCAGAAGACGGTGAACGCGATCACCTGGTACGGGGCGAAGGAGCAGGCCCTCGAGGAGGGGCACGCCAACCCGAACGCCTACGCCGACGCGGTCGTCTCGATGACGCAGACCGGCGGCGGGGCGAAGGACCTGGCTGCCATCCAGCGGGGCGGGGAGCTGCGGAAGCTCTTCACGGTGATGTTCAGCTACCGGAGCGTCCTCTACAACCTGCTCACGGAGCGGACGGGGAAGACGGGCGGGAAGGCCGCGCTCGAGTACGCCGCCCGCTTCTGGTGGCTGGTCTTCCTCCCGGTCGTCGCCGAGCAGCTCCTGATGAACGGGGTCGGGGACGACGAGGACGCAGACGACGTGGCGAAGCGGCTCCTGCTCGAGATGGCGCTCCTGCCGGTGAGCACGGTCCCGGTGGTCGGGGACGCGGTCCAGGGGGCGGTGCAGCATCGCCCGCCCCGCGGCGCCCCGTGGCTCGACACGATCTACCGGAGCGTGGTGACGGCCGGGAAGGTCGTGCAGGGCGAGGACCTCGGGAAGGCCGATGCGCGGGCGGTGGTCGACCTGGTGGGCTCGACGATGCAGCTACCGACGGGCGGGCTCTGGAACCTCGGGCTCTTCACCGACGAGCTGCTCTCGGGCGAGCTGGAGGAGCCTGTCCAGGACCTGCTCTTCCGCAACCCGTCGAAGTGGGAGTAGGCCCGGGGGCGCGCTGTCCCCGGGGGCCCGGAGAATCCGGGCCATGCGAAAGCTCATTCCGGCCCTGATCCTCGCGCTCGCGGTGCCGCTCGCCGCGATCGCCGTCGTCACCTCCACCAGCTCGCGCGTCACCCCGGACCCGACCGGCAACGGGGTGACGACCGCGTTCACGTTCACGTTCCCGACCTATGCGTCGAGCCACATCGAGGTCTTCCTCGGGGGCGTGAAGCAGGTCGCCGGGTTCACGGTCTCGCTGAACGCGAACCAGACCAGCTCGCCGGGCGGCACGGTCACGTTCACCGTGGCGCCGGCGGCCGGCGTGGTGGTCCGGATCCAGCGCACGCTGCCGCTGACGCAGGAGACGGTCTACGCGCCTTACAGCGCGTTCCCGGCGAAGACGACGGAGAAGGCGCTCGACCGCTCGGTGATGATCGCTCAGCAGCTCCAGCGGACCGCTGACGTGTGCGACGACAATGGGGTGTGTTCGGCGCTGACTGCGCCGACCTTCACCGGGGCGCTCATCGGGAACGCCACTTCGGCCACTTCGGCCACTTCGGCGTCGTCGATAGGAGGCTGCTCCTGGCAGGACGACTCGTTCAACTGCACAGGCACTAACCCCCTCTCGCAGACCGAGGTGCAGGCGACCTCTTCCGATGGACTCAACAATGCTCATCTCAGGGCCAACGCCGGAGCATCAGGCACGGTAGGGCTGACGCTGGACGGGGGCGCTAGTAGCGCCCACCTCTCCCTCAACAGTTCTGGGACTGCACTCGAGGTCTCCGGCAGCCCAGCAGTCACGGCATTGGTCTCCAGCCTCGCAATTTCTGCTCCGAGCTTCACGGCGACTCTCTCCGATCCGGCGCAGAAGGCGGCGGTTACTGTCGGACCCGGATTTTCATCGATCGACATGAACATGAGTGATTGGGAATATGCGTTCTTGACTGCTTCGGTCGGGAACGTCTTCGCGGGATTTTCGGCTGGGGTGGCAGGCGGTCTACGCATGAATGTCGGCGTAGAGGGGGCTGGGCCCTATATCGAGGGTGACACCGGCTCCGATCTCCTCTTTCGGTCCTTCACCACGATCCGCAGCGCCAATTTCACGCATGACAACGGCGCAACCGCCGCCCCCGCCTGCGCTGCGAGCACGCGTGGCATGACATACTTCACGCAGGGCGGCACGGGCGGGCAGGATCTCTTTCAGGTGTGCGCGAAGGATGCGGATGGCGTCTACGCGTGGCGCGCGGGCTACGCACGCATCACGTCGGTCCGGGACGTCGCTCTGCTCGCGAATGGCGCGTGCGAGACGTGGCAGGTAGGCCTTATCGGCGCCAGTGTCGGGGCCGACGCGCTGTCTACGTCGCCCGCCGGTCTGGATCCTCGCGTGCAAGTCGTCTGTCACGTCGAGAGCGCCGACCTCGTCGAGTTCCACGCGTGCAATTTAGGCACGGTCGCCATCGATCCCGCGTCCTACACCTACCCGTGCCGCGTGCTCAACCCGTAGCGAGGCGCTCGCCCCGCCGACCATCCCGACACCCACCGGCCCGCTCCTGAACCTCAGGGCGGGCCGTTTCCGTTCATTCTGGAGGGCGTCCCGGGAGCCATTCGGGAGCCAATGCACCGCCGAACGGTACCGCTTGGCGATCTCGGGGCTCGCGCGGCCGCTGGCGTTCAGCCCATTCTGCGCGGTCTTGAGCGTCTGGCGCTATCAGGAGCCGTCAGGCCGTGAGGCTTAAAAGGCCGATGCTCTACCAATTGAGCTAGCGCCTCGAACCTACTGTTACGACTTACGTTTTCTCGGCTTCCGGCCTCCCGTCGAACGCCTCGGGGAGCCAATCCGGGAGCCAATCGCCAGCCTGGCGCGGTCTTCCGCGGTCCAGGCGTCCGGCCTCAGGTGAGTGTACCTGCGCGTCACTTCGGTGCTGGAGTGGCCAAGTAGCACGGCCAGCCGCGTCATGTCGCCCCCGGCCGTCACCCAGGCGCTCGCCCCGGTGTGGCGCGTCGCCTCGTACCAGGTGACCTCGGGGAGAGCCGGGTCGCGGCCGAGCGCGGCGGCGCGGCCGAGCAGCTGGTCCCGGACCTGCTTCAGGCGGCGCTCGGCGGTCTTCCGGTTGGCGGGGGTGTCCTCGAGGCGGAGGGAGCGCTCGACCCAGCGCCCTCCATCCCGGACCTTCAAGTGGAGGATCCCGCGGTGGACGGTGAGGCAGCCCTTCCACTCGGTCATGGGGGAGCCCTACTCGGAGTCGAGTGGCTCGGCCTTCCACTGGCCGAGTGGCATCGCGTCGTCGATCCGAACGGGATACCCGTGCAGGAAGTCAGGGTTCGGCCGGCCGAATTCGTCTCGCGGCGAGCAGGAAAGCGAGTCCAGCGTCGCTCTCGACATGACGAGGCCCAGGCGAAGGTCGCTACTGGGGAGCGCCTGGATCTTCTCCAGCGTCTCGATGAGCGCCTCGAAAGAGAGCTCCTCGGTGAGCGCGTTGTCGACGTTGCTGATGTGCGTCATGGGATCGGCCCGATATGATCGGGGAGCCTACCCCTTGCCGAGCGAGTCGAGAACTGCGGCCGTCGAGACCCCTACGCCCGACCCTCCCCCGGAGAGGTAGGCGTCGAGGTCCTCGCGGCGGATGGCCCAGGAGCGGCCGCGCTTCTTCGCGGGCAGGGAGCCGGAGCGGATCCAGCCGAGGACGGTCTTCTCGGCTCTGTGGGCGCGCTGCGCGGCGTCGGCCGTCGAGAGGATCGCCGGGCCGCCTCGCGCGAGGGCGCGCTCCGCCCCTCGCTCCGCCGCCTGCTCGAGGAGGTTGGCGAGCTGCTCCTGGGTGAGGACGGCGACGGCGGTCACGCGGGGCTCCGCTGCGAGGTGATCAGGGCGTCCTCGAGCAGGCGGAGCCGCCCGAGGGTCATGGAGATGTTCTGGGTTCCGAGCACGGACCAGGTGAGCGCCTCCGAGTCGGCGCGCTCCATGATGATGAGGCCGCCCTCGAACTCCCCCCGCTTCGCGGCCTCGAGGTACTCCTCGAGCTTCTGGACGATGTAGTCCAAGTGGGCGGGCTTCGGGCCCTCGAGGACGCGGAGCTGGGGCTGGTCGGTCACCGGAGGATCCTCGCGATCTCCTCGAGGTCGTCCAGGGCCTCGTCCTTCTCGGCGCGGCGCTCGTGCTCCCGCGCCAGGTCGCCGAGGTAGGATCCCTCGCCGAACTTCCCCAGCGTGGCGAGATCGGCCGCGGCGGCGAAGGGAGCCTTCACCGCGGTCGTGGCGCAGCGTTTCAGGAAGCGGATCACGGCTCGCGCCTCTCGCGCTCCAGCTCGGCCGACCGGGAGTCGATCGCGCCGGTGCTGCGCTTCCGCCGCTTGAGCTCGTCGAGGCCGGCCCGGAGCTGCTCGGGCGTGGTCTTGACCTCGCGACCCCCGGCCTTCAACGTGATCTCGGTGATGGTGCCGCTCTTCCTCGGCTTGACGGAGGGGATCTCAGCGCCCGGAATCTCCCCCTGCTCGACCTCCTTCCCGCGGAGCAGCTGCCGGAGGCGGAAGGCGGCCTTGTCGAGGGCGGCGATCTCACCCTTGCGCTCCTTCACCTCCTCCTTCAGCTCGGCGCGGAGGTTGTCGATGCGGTCGAGGGTCTCGGTGAGCTCGCGCGCGTAGCGCTGCTCGCGCTGCGCGAACCAACGGGTGACGGTGATGGAGCTTCTCGATGTTCAACTCGGCGATCCGGTCCATCGAAACCCCGAGGGTCTCCGCCAGGAGCGCTACGTACCAGAGGACGTCCCCGGCCTCCTTCAGCAGCTTCTCCAGCGTGGCGGGGTCGAGCGGGTGCGCGTGGAACAACACCTTCTTGATGAGGTCCGCGACCTCGCCCGCCTCGCCGGCGACGCCCAGCCCGGCGCACGCCAGCGCGTCCAAAGGTCGCTCCGTCTTCCCGGCCGTCCGCATGGCGGCCTTCTGGTAGTCGGTGAAGTCCATCAGGCCGGCCTCCAGACCTGCCCCAGCTCGCAGGTCTCCAGGGCGAACCGGTGAGGCAGCGCCCGGTCAGCCGTCCACAGAACCAGCGCGCTCGGGAACGTCGCCCCCGCCTCCGCACCACCAAAGGTCAGCCGGCCGTCGATGAAGCAGACCGCCGAGGCGCTCCGCACGTGCTTCTGCCACGCTCGGATGTCGGTCTTCGAGGGGACGAGGAAGATCGCGCTGCCCCCGCGGGCCTCGACCATCCCTTCCGCCCGCGACATGAAGGCGCCCATCGTCCCCGAGGAGTAGGGCGGGTTGCAGAAGACGTTGCCGCCCCACGTGGCCAGGAGCCCGTCGCCGACCTCCACGTCGAGGGGCAGCTCCTGGTGGTCCTCGAGGTACCAGTCCCGCCACTTCGCCAGCCAGATCCGCCTCCCCGCCGGCACGATGCTGTCCGGGTTCGAGCAGGGGTCCAGGTCGATCCCACCGCCGAACGCCCGCAGGACCGCCTCGATGATGTGCTGGGGCGTCGTCCAGTCCTCGGACTTCGCCACCCGAGGCAGGTAGCCCCTGGGTCCCGCCGTGCGCCCCTTCCGCTTCGTCACGCCGCCTCCCCGAGCGCGCTCTTGAGCTCCTGGAGCACCTTCTCGGCGGCGTCCCGGCGCCGGTGCAGCTCCGCGGTCACCGCGTCGCGAAGGTTCACCAGCTCGGGGCCCTCCATCGCGGAGAGCGCCTTCGCCCACTTCGTCGGCGCCACGTCCTGGCGGGTCGGTGCGAGCGGGACCCTCTTCGCCGGCGCCGGCGTGGGCTTCTTCTCGGGGTTCTTCGAGCAACCGGTCCTGTGGCGGCTGGGGCTCTTGCACTCGGGACAGGCCATGGCGGTCTCCTCGGGCTTCGGTTCGGCCGGCACGCTCGCCGGCGGGTCAGGGGTGAAGGTCTTGAGGGCGGGCGCGAGCGACTCTGGCGCGGCCGACAGCGCGGCCAATTCGGCGAGCAGCTCCGGATCCGGGCGGACCTTGCGCTTCAGGAAGCAGACGCCACAGACGCCGGGGTGCTTCTCCATCATCCCGTCGTTGACCGACGCGCCGCAGGCGTGACAGGTGCCTCCCTTCGTCAAGAGTAGCTTCAGCCACGCGCCCCTCCGCTCGTCGCGATCGGCGTAGACGTCGGCGATTCGACCGTGGACGCTGGCGAGCTGCGGCTCGGTGGCGAGGCTCATGGCCTAGTCGACCTCCACGAGCGTGCCGAGGATCTCGAGCCGCTGCACGCGCAGCGCGTTGCGCGCGGTGATCCGGGTGCGGCGGAACTGGATGGCCGGGCTCGAGTACCCCATCCGCCGCGCGATCTCGGCCTTCGTGAAGCCCTCCTCGAGGAGGCCGTTGATCCGCCCATGTCGGAGAGGAACGACGGAAGTCCCGCCAGCGGGCGCACACTGCGCGCCGCGGCCCCCCCGTATCGTGCGTAGGCAGGGTGATTTGGGTTCGTGCATCGGTCGAGCATCGCCAGCCAGCTCGCGTACGTGCGAGGCGACTTGGCGCGGGTGAGCTTGGCGCAGCCGCACGACACGGAGTGTCCGGTGCGGAGGTGGCTTAGGGCGACGACTGCCTCGCGGCCGCAGTCGCAACGGCACAACCACCTGGAGTGCTTGCTGCGCGACGAAGCGCGCGCCAGGGCGACAAGCGCGCCGAAGCGCGTTCCAGTCAAGTCGATCGCCCTCATAGCAAACCTCGGGAGTAGGGGAGAGAGCCGCACCGACGGCAGACGTGGAACTCCAGAAGGCCCTCGACGCCGGCGACGACGTACGAGTGGCCGAAGAGACGGCAGACCAGGCGGCGCCAGGGCGAGGGCACGGCTAAACCAGCCCCTTCTGCTCGGCCCACCACGTGAAGACGATGAGGTCCCCGCCGCCCGAGGCCTTCGAATAGACCTCGGAGTCGTCGTGGATCTGGCTCTTCGGCACCCAGTGCTTCTCGCCCTCGATCTCGACGAGGATGGCCTTCTCGCTCTCGGCCTCGACCACCTCGACGTCGAACGTCACGGTGTCGCCGGTCACGGCTTCCTCCACTCGTCGGCGTGCTTGCACGTCGCGAAGTGGGACAGCCTCAGCGCGTGCTTCCCCCCGAGTGCCCACGCCGCGTCGCGGACCTTCTTCGCCTGGTCGTTGCCGAGGACGCGAGCCACGATCCCGGTGCCGCGCGCGGCGAGCTGCACGTTGCCCTTCTCGGACGGCTCGGCGTCGACCGGGATCGCCTTCGGCTTGCCGTCGGGCTTCAGGACCACCTGGCCGCGCTCGTCCACGCGCTGCGCCCAGAAGATCGGAGCTGAGCAGCTCCGGCAGGCCTTCGGCTCGTGGACGGGCGCGGGGGCGGTCACCGGCCGACGGTCCTCTCGCGCCACGCTCGGTACTCGGCGTGGATGCCGAGCACGAGCTTCGCCGTGGCGACGTCCTCGGGCGGATGGCGGTCGCAGATGCGCCGCGTCTCGTCCGCCCACCCGCGGCCCTCGGGCTCGCAGGCGTGGTCCTCGTTGCAGCCGCAGATCACGCACCGGCCGGCCCCCTCGTCCCGGGCGAGAATCCGGATCGCCCGGCAGACCATGCACGGGCAGCTCAGCGTCGGGTCGTCGCAGGCGTCGCCGGAGTCGACCGCGGCGTCGACCAGGTCGTGCACGATCCCGTGCAGCTCGTCGACCAGCGTCTCCTGGTCAGCCATTCGCCACCTCCGCCTTCGCCGGCTCGAGCCGGACGAAGTCCACGCGCTTCGGCCACGCCGACATCAAGATCTCGGCCAGCTCCCACCAGTCGCGCTTCGCCATCAGCATCGTCCCGGCCTGCGTGTTCGGACCACCCTCCGGGCCGACGTAGGCCCGCACGGAGACCTGCTCGCCCTGGACCTCGTAGAGAAACTGGAAGTGCGCCGCGGCCATGAGCGCCTCCTAGAATGGGACGTCGTCCTGCTGGCCGGCCTGCTCGTCGAGCAGCTCCTGCGGCGGCTGGTCCGCCGGCGAGGGCGCGGCCGCCAGGCGCGGCGCGGGAGCGGGCCGCGGGGCGGCCGGCCTCGGGAGCTGCTGCTGCGTGGCGGTCGGCGCCGGCGCGCGCCCCGCCGCCCGGTCGAAGGCGCCGATCCGGCTCTTCATCCGCTTCGCGAACGCGGACGCCTGGTCCTGCGTGAGCGCCTCCTTCATCGCCAGCCCGCCGCCGCCGTTGATGAACGCGATCCGGGCGCTCGTCTTGCCCTGGTACTCCTCGTGCTTCACGACGAGCTCGACCTCCTGGTCGAACCCCTCGGGCAGCGGCTGCCCCTCCGCGAAGACCGAGAGGTCGTCCCCGCGCCAGCCACAGTGCCGCAGCGACTCGACCGTCCGCTCCGTCGCCGCGTCCGTGAAGTAGCCGTACCAGGTGAGCCGCGTTCCGGCCGGCTCGACGAACTCGAACTGGACGCCGATCTGCTCCTTGCCGGTGCTCGTGAGCCCCAGCGCGGCGCGGACCGGACGACCCCTGTAGTTGCCTTCGTTCAGCATGACCTACTCCTCCTCGAGGCCGAGCTCGGCCCGCTTGGTGTTGACCCACACGTTGAGCTTCGAGAGCTTCACGGCGTCGTCGCCGGCGGCCGTGAGGAAGCCGAGCGTCTTCGCCTTCAGATCGGCCGGGAGCTTCTCGGCCTTCGCCTTGATCGCGTCGACCAGGTCCTTCGGGTCCGCGGGGCGGTGCGACTGGATGGCGGTCCAGAGCTCGTTCCAGTCGAGCGGGAGTTCCTCCGGCAGGTCGTAGCGGTTCTTCGCGTCGAAGGCGCCCGTCTTCTTCGTGTAGAGGAAGCGCGCGTCGGTGGTGATCGCGCGGAGCTTCTTCTGGTCGCCCTTCGACTTCTGCTTCAGCACCGTCTCGAACTTCGCGAATAGCACCGCGTCGGCGCGCTCCTTCACCAGCCCGCCCGCCTTCTCGTGGAGCTTCAGGATGTAGCGGTCCCAGCCCTCGCTCTCCGGGTCGTCGAACCGCTTCACCACCGAGTGGCTGAGCGTGAGGACGTTGATCCCCTTCGCCCGGACGCGCTCGAGCGCGGCGATGAGCTTCCGCCACTCGTCGAGCGCGACGATGTTCTCGCCCTTGCCGAAGCCGTAGGAGGAGATGTTCTCCCTCCCGTCGCGGGCGCAGATGTGCTGCCAGATGAGCGCCTCGACGGCGTCGAGCGTGTCGAGGACCAGAGTCTTGTACGGATGGGTCTCCCGCTCGATGACGCGGACCGACTCAAGCAGCTCGTCGAAGTTCGTCGGCATCGTCCGGCCGGCGTCGTCGAACTGGAAGCGGGTCGTCTCCAGGTTCATCGTGCCCTGCTCGACGTCGATGAAGATGGGCTCGGGCGCGGCGGCGCCGAGCGAGGACTTGCCGACGCCCTCTGGGCCGTAGACGTGCAACCAGGCGGCGTGCTCGACGCGCCCCCGCGAGACGCGGGCGAGGGTGAGTTTCGGCGTGGGGGACGGAGCGGGTAGGGGTTTCGCTGCGGTGGGGGCGGCCATGGGGTCTCCTTCAGGCGGCGCTCGCCTGGTCGGCGAGCTCGGGGTTGACGACTTCGGAACGGCGGAACCGCTCGGGGTCCTCGAGCGAGGCGGTACCCGTGCAGACGTCGAAGAACGGGCAGGTGGAGCCGTACCGGACGCAGGCGTCCGGGTTGCGGGGGAAGCGCCCGGCGAGCTCGGCCTCGCGCAGCTGCTTCGCCACCTGCCAGGCGTCGAAGGCGGCCTCGGCGAGTTCCGCCTCGAGGCGGACCACTTCCCCGCGCTGGCTGTAGCCGGTGGGGTCGGAGGCGATCGCCTCGAGCAGCCGCGCGCGGTACTCCTCCGGCGTCTCCTGCCGCGTCTGGAGGATGTAGCCCTCGGCCGAGGAGGCGCTCTCGCGCCACTTTTTGCCGTCCTTCGTCCGGACCCGGGCGCCGGCGGCGTCGAGCACGATCTTCACGCCGTCCTCGTCGAGCACCGGGATCTGGCTCGGCCGCTGCGCCGGCTTGGCGATCACGTCGTAGATGCAGGCCTGCGGGTCGTGGCCCAGCGCGGCGGCGCCAGCGAAGTAGGTCGAGATCTGGCCGTCGATGCGGAGGCGCTTCCAGTAGTCGGAGCCCGGGGTGATGTCGCTCGAGGCGGTCTTGTGCTCGACGACGAGCACGCGGCCGGTGGACTTCTCCCGGACGATGGCGTCGATCTTCCCCCCGAGGATCCAGGTGCGGCTCGGGGCTCCGGTCTCGGGGTTGACGAGTGGAGCCTCGAAGCGCTCCTCGACGGCGAGGACCTCGTAGAGCTCGGCGGCGTCCGTCCACCGGGCGTCGTAGCCGACCATCAGGGCCTCCGCGCGGACCCGGTCGAACGGGTCGGCCTCGCCCTGCATCGCGCCGATCGCGAAGTCGAGCGGGGTCGTGTCGCCGGCGAGGGTCTGCTGCCCGCCGACCGCCTTCCACCAGGCGTCGAGGCCGAGGTGCATGAGGCCGCCGAAGCGGAGGGGCTCCGCGTCGACCGCCGGCCGGTAGCCGAGCCCGTAGGAGTAGTGGTGCTCGCGCTGGCAGCGCCGGGCGGCGCTCTGGCGCGACGTAGTGAGGATGGGGAGCGACGTGGACATGGCGTTCTCCTTCAGGCTGCGGGGTTGGGGAGGAGAGCGGGCGCGCTGCGGCGCACCTGGCAGACCTCGTTGAGGTGGAGTTGGATGTTGTCGGTGCCGAAACCGACCTCGACACCCCGAGGGTGGATGCTCACGCGCGTGAGCGTCGCGTTCCAGGCGCCGCCGAGCGCGGCGGAGATGAGGACGTCGCCGGGGCGGAGGTCCTGCGAGAGGACCGTCATCGTGCGGGTCATGCGGCCTCCGGCGCGGGGTGGTTCGGGCAGTCGCACTCGAAGCCCGCAGGCGTAGGGTTGCCGTTCGCGAGAAGCCCTTCAGCGCAGGAGCACCCGGTGAAGCGGCCGTTACCCAGCGCCGCGCCCGGGCAGTTGGGCTCGCACCTGCCCTGCGCGAGGCCGAGCATCTCCGGCGGGAGCGCGGCGCGGGCCTGCGCCAAGATCTGGATGCGGTGGTGGGTGGGGCTCTCGGTCTGCTTCGTCTCGTTCGTCGTCACCATTGCTGCCTCCGGTGGTGGTGCTGACGTTGGCGTATGTACCAACTAAGAACGCTGGCGTCAACTCCAACAACAGGGAGAAGCGCAACCCCGCGAGGTGCAAGGGGATCGCGGGCGCCTTACAGGGCGGTGAGTTTGGCGAGCGCTGCGCGGAGGAACGCGCAGGTCAGCGCTCAGATCATCGATCGTCTCGACGATGTAGAGAGCAGCCGTCTCGGGCTCCGCCCCGCCTGCGGCTGCTTCCGCGAGCGTGACGTTATGCCTGAGTCTGCTGATGCTGCGGAGGAGCGCGCTTCGAACCGCGGATTGGGGCGCCGAGAAGTCGCTCGCGACGGCCGCGGACCCTGAAGAGCGGGCCATCCGGAGGTTCTACACCGTGGGTCGGACAACCCCTGAGGCTACGGCTCGTCCCCGCGAACCTGGCGCTCCTGTTCCACGCGCACCTCGGAGACGCGAAAGGTTTGTGAAACCGGCACAACCCCATCGCCAATTGTTACGGCGATGACGAGCTGAAACTCGGCGTCCGTTCGCTCGGCTGGCAGGAACATCTTCGTGGTGACGTGGCGCTTAAACCCGAAACAGTCGTCGGGATAGACCTCCTGTTGTAGTTCCGCTCCAGGAGGCACCGTCGTGGGCATTTGGGCCGACCTGACCGCCCGCGGGCCGTCAACGGCTCGTACCAGGCGCCGGGGTCGAAGCTTCTCATCCACAAACGTGGACTGGTCCCAAAGTACCGTGAGAAACCGATCGGTGGTGTTGCG